TCATCTTATATTCATAAGGTAGTTATTAGATCTTTTAACTTTCTTTAGATTCCTGAACTCAATAACTTTTTTATATTCAACAGGATCATATTCGTTATCGTAAAAGTAATATATACCCTTGATCTCTGGTCCATAACATACTTTAGATCCGTTGCTAAGAACGTAGGTATAATGCTTATCAAACATACCTATATTTATCCAGGCATGGTAAACACCTATGCCACCTCTACTGTATATTCTTATACCATTATCTGTTATTCTTATGTATTGCTTTGCATCAATCTTTTCTGTATTGTAAGTCTCGTAGTTATTAACATCTGATGTGTATATATCCTTTGAGTAATACAAACCGTTTTGAATCTGTGCGGATAGCTGTAACGTCAGCATAACCACAATAAAAAATATTCTATCCATAATAATTAATTTTAGTTAATATATATCATTACTCAGACCTAGGTCTATAGAGCTAACTATCTCTTCTATAGTTACTTCAACTTCCTTTTTTGTTTTTTTAGATATTTCAAACCTTATCTTGTCCATAGATCTCTTACAGTTCATAAGATTCTTTATGTTATTCTCTGTAAAACATTTCTCTATCACTATATTATTTTTATTCTTACTAATCATTTTTTTTCCCAATCTATTCACATTTACATTTTGGTAATAACAATTAAGTGTTAGTAAGTATATTGCTTTTCTCATCAGTACGTATTTTTGATCCACAAGCTGTGGGTTTGACTAACACTATCCAACGGACAGCTCATTTGATAATCTAAATACCTACCAGATCTTCTGTCATATTTTAATGACTCTTCTCCTGGCACACCTACTAGCTTTTGAAACTTAACCTTTTGGACACTGAAAGCCACTGATGTATTGTTTATATCCATGGAGTCATCTCTGTGTATACATATAACATTGTCAGCTTTGTTGAACCAGTTTTGACTACCGCTAATATCGTAGGCTGTAGGCTTTTTATATCCACCAGAGTCATCTCTATCCATCTTCCTGGGGTGTGCTATAATTATAAACTTTAGATCATTAACCTGTTCAAACCTACGTATCTGAGTCAAGCATTCACCTATGTAAGTTGTTTCATCTTTACCCTGAAACTTATGATCCAACTGATTGAATGGATCTAACAGACAGCCTTTTATACCATGTCTCAAAACTAAATGTTTAAACTTAGATAGTATATTGTCTAGACTAAAATCGTCTTCAGGATATATAGCAAAAAAATGATCATTCAAAAACTCTATAGCTTTTTCATATTCGTATATGCTCATCCTATCTTGCACATCTACATCAGATGTGTTACCAATATACATTTCAGCTAGAGTGTCGAACAGGTCTCCCACAGGATAGTTTTCTGGAGAAAATATTCCCCACTTCCATCCGTATAAAACAGAGGCATTTAACATTATCTGCATAGCCATCATTGTTTTACCTGAGCCTGGGATCCCTGTCCACACATCTAACTCTGAAGTTCTGAGGGTGTAGTGATTGTCTAAAATTTTATATCCTGTAGTTAGTCCTTTCTTCTTACCGTTATTGAATACATCTATCATGTAGTCCTGCTCAGATCTAACAGTAAATATACCGTCTACTGGATATGGTTCAGCATCCTTCAGTATCTTTTCAAGAGCTAACACACCTTGATCTACAAGCATTTGATTAGCATCCTTGATCTCTTCTGGAAACTTCACAACGTAACACCTTTCTCTACCTATCCTTCTACTAAGTTCTTCTAACAGAACTCTTCCGTTCACATCGTTATCAGAACATATATATACTTTTTCTATGTCCTTAAAATATTCCCAGCAGTTGTCTAGGTAAGAGAACTTATTGTCATAGTTTTTTGTTCCCGGATTCGGTGCACCATCAGGAACCGACAAACAGTTATCTATACCTATTTCGCTAAGGGAAAGTTTGTCCATTTCACCCTCCACTATGTATACCTCTTTGTTATCTTGTATATCATCAAGACCGTAGAATATCTTTTCAGCATCTTTGTGTTGCTTAAAGTTTTTTTCTGCGTCTCTGTATTTTACATTTACAAGCTCTCCATCCCTAAAATAGTTGAAGCATATAACATTTCTATTTTCAGAAACTTGTGGCATATATTCTTTCTTCTGAGTTATCTTATTTTTTAATAATATCTTTTGAGATATACCTCTAGATCTAAACCAATCTACCATTTCATTTGACAATCCGGTAGAGTTAGTCATCACAGGTCTAGAGTATTCTATATCCTTTTTCTTTTCGTATGTCTTATACTGATTAATAATTCCACTGTCTCCGCAGTGATGACACAAATATGCTCCAGTCTCTGCGTTTATAGCTAGGCATTTCTCGTTGGGTTTCTTGCGATCTCCAGAACACTTATGACATATATGTCTTACCTCACCTTTTGTTTTATTAATTCGTATTCTATCATTATTTAGGCTCATTTAAATAAATCGTTTACATTAAATTCTTGTTTCTTCTTTTCTTCCACTATTTCTTTTTCGTCTTTCCAATATTCTCCATTCAACCATGTTAGTGGATTCTTTCTAAATTTTGGGTCAGGAGTTTCTTTTACATATGTGGGTACAGCATCTATTATGGTCTGCATCGTGGCTACCCCATACTTAAGAAACTTGTCCTGACATTTCTGCATACCAGTTTTTTTGTTATACAGGTTCCAAAATGCTCTGAACATGGCTAGCTTTGTTTCTTTATCGCCCCTAGTTTCTGTGCTTGATGATAGTGTGACTAGATCTTTGCACTTGAAATGTGTGTTTAGGTTTTGAAAAACTTGACTGCATTCCTGTTCAGTATCATATATAATATCCAAAGGTTTGTCATGACTTTTCCTAATTATGTATAGTATTCTACCTTCACAAGAAAAACCTGCGATAGAGTTGCTGTCAATAGATGTGTGTTCGGATATTTTTAAGTACATAGTTTTATGTTTTATTAAAGGGGGAGAACCCCTAAGTCCCCCCCAGTTTTTTGTTAAAATGGTAAAGGTTCCGTTTTAGTCTCCTTCTTTTCAGTCTGAGGTTCAGGCTTGAAAGTGTTTATTTTAACATAGTGAGTCTTACCGTAATCATTAGCACCGTCTCTGTTGGCACCGATAGTTAGGTTGACATATTTTTTGCCATTATACTCATACACATGATCCTTTAGTTTTGCTAGATCAAGTGAAAAGTTGACAAGAGATCTTCCTTCATCGAAGACCTTTTCTGTACCGCTTCCGCAGTAAATGTTTTCATTGTTCATAATAAAAATAGTTATAATTAATTAATAAATTTCTCCAAAGCTTCCATTCTACTTTCTATTGCTAGAATTTTATAATGGAAAGATTTTAGAGTTCCTTGAGTGTTGTTATAATCAACACCCGTATCATGGGGATCGTCTATTCTTAGATTGTCCACCAAATACTCGTATTTTTCAGCATAGTCTGAATCAAATTTTAGATCTACATCGTGCATTTGAATACAGTGCATAACTGAAGTATGATTTTTGTATCCTATCTTAACAGCTATTTCTTCAAGCTTATAGTCTAATTTGTTATACATCACATAGCATAACATGTTTCTAGCTTGAACATATTTTCTTTTCCTACCACCAGAAGCCATAATATTATTTGGAGTAACAAAAAATTTATCACAAATCAACAGCATATTGTTAGTAAAAGATTTATCTCTTAAGCTATTCTTTAATGTTAAATAGTTCTGCAAAAGTGTACTCATAGTCTTTATTTTTTAAGTGTTTTATTATAATCTTACCATCTCCAACAGAGAATAGGTCCGGATTTTTTAAGTATTTTCTAACAGTAGGTATAGATAATCCAGTTATCTCACCCACTTTATTTTTTGTAACTTTGTTTTGTTTTAATGTTCTTAATAATTTACTCATAGTTTTAATTTTATAATGTTCCTGTATGTACATGATCGTATGGATCAAAAAGTTCTTGAATGAAATAAAAGCTGTATAGATCCAGTAGGTGTTTGTACTTAGACCTACCCTCTTCTAAAAACTCTTCCCCACAAACATATATTGACATATTGTATGGAGCAGACTTTTCTATTACCACAAACCAAAATTGTTCAGCTTTAAACCCGTCTAAATAAAAAGCAGATTGTCTATCGTATCCATATTTATAAGCAGACTTTTTAAATCCTTCTGGACTAGCATCTGTAGTAGTTTTGATATCAACTAATATCCTTTTGTCTTTATTCCAATAGTCAGCTTTACCTTTACAAGGAACTTTAGTATCAGAGTCATTCCATATATTTACTTGTTCTGACAGACCCCCTGATAATAACTCCATAGCTTCCATGGATGAGTTTAGTCTTTTTCTCATACCCTCAAGTGATTCATGCTCATCATTAGATATTATTGTCATGCCTTGATGTAATTTTATAAACTTTTGATACTCCTCTTTACCGGCTTTAGTTCTTTTGTTAATATCAGGTTCTACCACCACTTGTTTTTTATATTTATCATATTCAAGCATACACATATGGAATGCAGA